CGTCGATGTAATACGTGCCGGCATCGACGGCGTGGTAATAGAACAGCAGGGTCGTGGCTCCTGCGGGGACGGCCCCGCTGGTGGTCACCAATTGATAGGAAGCCGTCGCTTCAATCTCCGTCAGCGTGCCGGAAACCCAATCCCCGTCCTTGTCGTAAAAGCCGATGCAGATTTGGAAGGTCGCCCCTCCCAAAGTGCATTTAACGCGGGATGAGAACTCATACAATTTGCCGGCGACGACCTGGATGCGCGTCGTCGGGGTGCCTGATCCGGTCGGCATGAAGTCCTGCCCCGCCGTGGCGACGAACTTGCGGCACCAGTTCCCCGCGTAGGCGTTGGGGGGTTCTTCGACGAGGTTGTCGCTTTCTGGCGACATGCCCGCAACCAGAGAACCTTGTTCGGACGTTCCGTTCGGTATCAGGTTGCTGCCGTGGTTTATGACGATATCGCCCCACCCGAGGTTCCGGTCGAAATCATCGACGGCGACCGCCTTCGTCCAGACGTTCCCGTAGTTCCGGTACAGTTTCCCATCCGTCGTGAGGAACACGATCATACCGATCGGATAGTTCGCATCCGGCAGGGTCGGAAGCGAGGTGACCACCTCAGGCGGGACGAGGTTCGTCGCGAGTTTGATCTTGGAGATCGCCGAGTCTGCGATGTCACCCGTGTCGATAGGGGGCGTCACCCCGTCGTTGTGCCCGCTGGTGTCGCCCGCCGACCAGAGGGAGTACGTCCCGTACTTCGTCTTGGCGCGGAGCCAGTAGTAATAGGTCGCCCCTGAAACGATCCCCTTCGCATCGACGTACGAATTCCCCCCGATGACCGCTTGAAGGATGGCCCCCGCGCGGTTGTTGGACTCCGACCTCCACACCTCGACTCCCACGACGATCGGATCGGAGATCGCCCCCCACGTGACCACGATCTTCCCGTAGGAGGCTTCGACGGAAACGGAGGACGGCGCGGCAGGGACCGCCACGGAGAGAATCAGAGAATCCTCCCCCGCGCAATACAGGCCGGCCACATCATAGGTTTTCAGGTGGAAGGTGAAGGAGGCCGTGGTGGGGAATTCATCATACGAGTTCCATACGAAACTCGTGGCGTCTCCCCGAAACAGCACCACTCCTGTCGCCCAATCCGTGCCTCTGCGAAGTTCGTACCCGACGATCCCCGACTCCGAGACGGCGGCCCACGCCAGGTACACCTTGTCGGTGAACGAGCACCTTGCCTCGTCGAACACCGGAACCTCGACGGGCAACCCCTCCCCCGGCAGGCTCCCCTTGCCGTAAAGATTGATCTCCACGGTCGCGCCTTCGGCCATGTTCGACGAATCCCCCGACACCGCGAACGTGTAGGTGTAGCCCCACGGCAGATTCTCCGCGAGGAACGACGGCTTCGTCGTCTCACCGAGCCATCTCCATCCCGACAGGTTATTGATCCGGTACCAGACATTCCACCGCATCGCATACCCGCCCCACGCGAGCGACACGTGCGACAGCCCGATCCCCGCGTCGCTCCTCCACACTTCCGTGGCGATGAGGTTTGCGACCTTCTTCAGGTCCGTCGGCGGGGCCTCCGGCGGCACGGTAACGAAATCGGAATAGACGTTCGGGTCGTACTCGATCCCCTTGATCCGGTAGGTGAGCTCCGATTCCCGGCTGATGTCGAGGACCCGGAACTTTTTGCTGTTCGTGGTCGGGGTCGAGAACACATAATTGGCGAACGCCGCGGGGGTTTTCGCCCACGTCCCGGAGATGTTGACGATCCTCCCGACGATGGAGGAGATGTACTTCGTCTCAAGCGAATCGTCGTCCTGATGCCGCACGGTGATCTGGCAATTCGTGACGTAGGTGAGATCCCGATCCACGACGGCGGTGCTGGTCGTCGCGGACTCGATTCGCCCGGAATAGCCGAACAGGTTCACGTCATGCGACACCTCGACCACATCCCCCGGCAGGCAGGCGATGGCATCGACCCCGGCCTCCCACGACGCCACCATCGTCAGTAGCCGGTTGTTGTTCAGGAGCCATTTCCCATACTGCAGGGCCATGTCCCGATCGACGCATCCGTACAGGGCGACGGTCGCCTTGTTGATCTCCCGGTCGGAGGTATCGAAATCGAAGGCGTACAATTCGACGGTCGTCGGCTCGTAATCCCGATCCTCGTCGTAATAGGTGATCTCCACCGCATTCGCGCGATCATCGTAGGGGATGAATTCCTCGACGTAGGAATCCTTGACGATGTTCCCCATCCCGAACGAGAACCGTTGGACGGTCGAATCGAGCTTGTCCACGAGGACGGTGAACTTGCTCCCGATCTGCACCACGACCGCCCTCCCGAGAAGGGAGGCCGTGTTCAACTGCTTGCGCAGGGTCTGGGTCTGACTCATGTATAGGTGAATCGTTTTCGCCACGACCGGCGGGGTGGTGTCCGTGCAATAATTCGCCCATGCGAGGAAGCCGGGATAGTCGATCCGGTCGTGCGGCACTCCCTCGACGACGAACGTCGCGCCGTCATCGAGCCTGCGGGCGCGGTGGATTATTTGATAGCAGACCCACGCCGGATTGCTCGCCGACTTCGCCTCATAACCAGACCCGGTCCAGACCCACACGATGTTCCGGCTCGCCTTGATGTCGACCCGGGGCATCCCACCCGATAATTGATCCGTCGCGAGGGCGCGGAGGGAGAACAGGGCGACACCCGGGAAGGTCAGGTCGTCGGAGAGAACATCCTGGAGGTATTCGAAAGTCGCGTCCGCGCAATACCGGCTGGTGGCGGGGTAGGCGTTCGCCCTGCGGACCCGCACATCATAGGTATCCCGGGTCAGCCGACCCGTCGCGAAGGCGTAGTACAGGGTCGATTGCTTCGATTCCGGAACGCCGAATTCCGGCTGCGCGAGAGGCGTGCCCTCCTCGACCTTTTCGTTTAACGCGCACCAATGCCACCATTCCGGGTAGGTCGTTACCTCGTAGACCGAATCCCCTCCCTGCCACTCGACGACGGGATAGTCGTAATTGACCGCCCCCTCGACATGATCCCCCGGCGTGGTCGATCCCGTGATGATGGAGACGAATTTGCTGTACGTCCCATCAGGCCAATGCCCATAGACGAAATGCCCGCAGTACCACCGGGGAACCGCGACGGTGATCGGCTCCGTCGTGATCGCGATGCAACTCGTCCACACGCTGTCGGTGTGCTTCTTGTACTGCAGGAGCATCTGCGGAGTAAGGGTCGCGAGGCTCCCGTTGTCGTTCGCATACCAGATACCCTTCGGGAAGGAGATTCCATAGACGATCTCGTCCACATCCCCGGAGGTCTGCCCGACTACCCACTTTGCGGCGTACCCCCCGCCTCCATAGTTGCCCCACCCTGTGGAATCCACATCCACATCGGCTTCCGTGTGCAGATGGAAGGTGTCGGCGGCGATCCCCCCGACCTTGTAGGTGTTCCCGTTGACGTTCGCCCCCATCGCCCCCGCAACTTCGTCGATGAAGATCGTCTCGCCCACCGAGTATGTGTGGCCCGGGGCGGTAACGACGCACGGGTTCGCCTTCGTGATCCCGGTGATGACGAAGGATTTCATCGCCAACTGGATGGGCTGATCCGAATGGGAATCCTTGAAATTCTGGACGACCGCCTGAGTGTCGGCCCCGAGCCTCACCTCGGTCGAGATTCCGGCGAAGTCGGTGATGGGGGATCCGTTGATCCTGATCGAATCCGTGTCGATGTCGTCGACCCGATGGCCAGCGACGGCGAACAGCAGGTTCATGAAATGCTTGTCGCCGGAGGTATCGACATAGGTCCCGATCAGGGGAGGGACGACTCGGCACGTGCCGAACAATTCGGGGAGAGTCCCTCCCTCCCTGATGCTGTTCCCGATATTGTCCCACGAATACGTCGGGGCCTTGGACTCCTCCGTGGCGGGTGTGTCCGGACGAGGCGCCATGGAAGATATGAGCAACCCGCCAGCCACCAGCACCGCCCCATATCCCACCGCGTACAAGACGGTCCCGGTCATTCCGGCGACGGCGGAAGCACCACCGATCATCGCCCCGCCGTACCCGGCAAGAGCCGCTCCCGCATACGGCGCGACGACCATGATGGCGATCATGGCGACGATGCTGAAAATCGCCTTGCCGCTACCGCCGCCCTGCGGCATGGCGCAGAACGCGAGCGAATCGCCCGGTGCGACGACGTACAACTCCATCTGGCCGGGCAGGAATTCGCATCCGTTCACCGATGCGACGATCTCATACCCCTCGATCCCCTCGCCGCAGATCTCGCGAACATACTCGGGAACGGTCCTCAATGCGGGGAGGCGGTGGACCTCCCGCGTCTCAAGCGGATTGAGGACATTCCGAATGTAGGCGACGGTTACCTGGTCCATCGGTAATACCCCACGATCTTGTTCTTCCAGAGCGGATGATCCACGCGGACGATGATCGACCCGGTCTTTTCAAGCGAATGGATGAAGCGACCTCCCCCGACGTAGACCCCGAAGTGCTGTTCCGTATCCGGCAGGTTCGGGTCGTGCCGCATCGCCACGGCATCCCCGGGCGAGGGCACCTCGACCCTCCCCCAATGCCGGGGGATTTGCCTCAGCATCTCCTCGCGGATTTCCCTGCTCGAATACGCGGACACGTTGACCTCCGGGACCTCTATCCCGAATCGCTCCATGGCGAGCCGGAAGATGCCCCAACAGTCCGCGCCCTCCCTCGACCTCCCCCGATCCACGAACGGGATGCCGACGAGGTCCGACAGGTCAGCGTAGCCGCAATCCGCCAATTCCCACCCCCGGAAATCCACCGTAATTCAGCGTGTTCGCCAAGGTCGTACAGGTCGAGAAGGTCTTGTCGCAGGCCGACGCTCCCCCCGTATATTTGCACCTCGTGTCCTTGAATCTGTGACGGCAATGGTTCTTGAGGATCCGATCCTGCGGATACCTCTTGTTGTAAGGGTTGCTGGCTCCCAGAGTAAAGGTCGCCCATTGTGCGCTCATCTTCGGTTGCTTCAACTCGAATTGGTGCCAGACCTCGGGAGTCGCGGAGGCGATGTTCTTCGAGTTGAGGAGATACAGGTCGACGACGATGGGCGAGAACCCGCTCGTCTTTATGTAGTTGTCGTAGGCGAGCACGTACCCTTCAAGGACCCGGTTGACGTTGGAGATTCTTACGTCGACTCGCGGAACCTCTCCCTTGTTCCCTGCGGCGATCGGATCGATCTCAAAGGGAAAGGCCTGCCAAGTCTGACCCGCCCACGTGATGTCCTCCGTGTTCTTCACGACATGGACGGTGGTCGGAGTCGAACCGGGGATCGTGACCTTCATCGCCAGATACCAGATCGAATCCGTGGAAAGTTTGTTCTTCTCCTCGATGGCGATACTGCTGAGAGTAAGGGGCATCTACTCCTCCTCCAACGCCACGGAGACTTGGCGGTACCCCTTCTCGACGTGGGACCATTTCAGGGAATCTTCGCTGTATTTCACCGTGTGGGAGAGTCCCGTCACCGACTCGACCCACGTGAACGAGTTCCCCTGATCGGCGATGAAAGCCGCCTTGAGCAGTTGGAAGTGTGCCTCCTCCATGTTGTTCCAGCGGAGGAGCCATCGCTCCCTCTCCCGCGAGGATCGCTTTCTGGACTGAACGTACCCCCCCTCGAATTCCGTGCGGACGACGGGAAGGTATACCTCTCCCCCTGTCGTGAAAGACGGCGCCGGGATGGTAGGCCATGCCATATCAAGCCCCTCCCAATGCAGTGCGAAGCCCGCGGACGTTCCTGTTGAGGCCATCGAGCACCACGTCGATCACCCACCCCTGCGGATCGAAGGACGCGCGAGCCGTCTTCGCCTCGACCGCCTCTCCCGATTGGTTCTTGATGTTCACCGTGACGGAATTGCTCCCCCCCGACCCATTCGGAAGGATGGTCCCGGAAGACCCGGGGATGAACGTCTCCGGCCCTCGCTCCCCCACCGTATACGGCACCCCCCCGATCACCGGCCCCCCCGATGCCATGGCTGGCAGGGGCGCGAGGCCGAACGCTCCCATGATCCCCTGCGCTATGGGCTGAACGATGGCCTGCCGCGCCGCGATCCGCATGAGGTCCGCGATCACGCTGTTCGCGAATTCCTTGAAACTCATTTTCCCCGTCATGGCGAATTCCACGACCGCATCCTCCATGGAATGGAACGCGCGAATCGACGCTTGGGCGAGGTCCGAAACCACGCCGTCCGCACCACGGAACACCGTGTTGTAAAGTTGCCCCATCGAGGACACCCTCTCTTGTGCTTCGGTGAGCGTCCTGAAATGCTCATACAGCCCCTCGTTCAGAAGATCGAGGGCTTGCTTTGCGTTCCCGTACGCCATAGCAACATTGAAGGCACTCTCGGCTTCCTGTGCGGGAGTGATGGACTTCATCTTCTGTACAAGTTCGTCAACCCGCGGCATGGCGTCGGCCAGTTCCGCCTCGAAATCCATTACACCGAGGGCGTCCATTGTGCCGCGGAGTTCCTGTGCGTAGTCGGCGGTAGCTTTGGCAAGCTTCTGCCGAGCCTCGAACGCATTTATATCTTCCTCGGCGGCTTGCGCAGCGAGTTTCGCTGCGTCGCCATAGAAGTCCTGCAATACCTCCGCCTGAGCCATCAGTGTGTCGAAGAGTTTCTTTTCGTTATATTTGGCGATCCGCTCTTCGAGTTTCTTCTGTTCTTCGTTCGCCTTCTTCGTCGCCTCAAGGTTCGGCCCCTCGACCTTCGGCTTTGGAGGTCCGACGAATTCGCCCGTGGTCTTCACGCCTGCGGCGGCTTGCTTCTCCTTCGTCGCGGCGACCGCTTCCTCGCCGCCGAACACCCTCGCGTAGAACAATTCGATCCGGTCGCCGTACTTCTCGATGGAGTCCCAGAGGGCCTTTACCCCCTCGACCATATCGACCATCAGTTTCCCGGCGGTGGCCTTCGATGCCATCCCGATCTTGTCGATGGCATCTCCGTACGCGTCTAGTTTGGTGATCTCCTCCTGCGTGAGGGTCGCGCCAAGCCGCTTTCCCTCCTCCCTCATGTCGTGGAGGCCCTTCGCCCCTCCCTCAAGGACCGGGAGGAGGTCCACCCCGCTTTTCCCGAACACCGCGAGGGCAAGAGCGGTCTTATTCGCACCATCCTTCATCCCCGACAATTTGTCGGCCATAATGTCGAACAATTCATTCGGGGATTTCGTCTTGAGTTCTTCGAGGGACAGACCCAACGCCTTGAACGCGATGGCCTGATCGGAGGTCGGGTTCTCCGCTTCGGCGACGGCTTTGTTCAGGAACTTGAACGATTTGCCAAGGGCCTCGAATTCGACCCCCGATAATTTCGCCACGTACTGCAATTCGGAGAGGTCCTCGGCCGACACGCCGAATTTCTTCGACGCGTCATCGAGGGCGCTCCCCATGTCGATCGCTTCCTTTGCGAGGCCGACGAACGCACCGACTGTCACGAGGCCCGCAAGGTGCTTCGTCAGCGAACTCGCGGCGGATTCCATGCCCTTTATGTTCTTCGTTGCGGATTCTAGGCCCGTCTTCGTCTGGTCGTCCGCCACAATCTTTACAATGATGTCCTTGAGGCTCATAAGGTTCTCCGTCGAGCGCCGCCGGATTTCCTACCGCCGCTCGCCCTCTGGAGGGCACCGTCGAGGGCTTCCTTCATCCTCTCGTCCCGGTCCCACCCATGGTGAAGGAGCATGGGAGTTCCCGCTCTCGCGGACGCTTCGAATTTCAGAGCGGTTTCGAGTACGATCCCGTTTAGGGCGTACTCGTCCAGATCAAGCGACAGAACCTCCGTCGGCAGTTTTCCGTATCTCTTCGCCATCGTGTCCAGCATCACCTGATATGCCGTGTTCGCCCGGAAATCGTGCGATGGATTTACCGGCCTCCCTATTCAGGGAATTCATCTCGGAGATCTGCTCGACGATGTAGTCCGTGTCCTTTGGGTTGATCTCGTCGACCGACACCTCGTCCTCCGCGCAATCCCGAGGGTGCTTGTCGACGATTTTCATGGAAATGACGCCCTTCACGAGCGACGCCACGGTCATTCGCCGGGCGAGGTCCTTGTTCTTTTCCAGAACCTTCCCGGCCTCTGCCTTGTCCTGTCCGCGAACCGCC